TAGAACGAATCACGCTGTTTCATAATCTCAGCCGGTGCCTTGCAGAGCAGCAGCCCGCCAATCTCAATGTTGCCCTTAAAGCGGCTATTGGGATCAGCCTGCATCATCAGACTGGGCTGGTCTTCGGCCTTCACAGGCTCCCAACCTTCCCGGAATTTTGCAGACGTATTAGAGGGGTCAGCCTGACCCATAATACTTGTCCGAATCCAGCGAAATACCCACCCTTCCTGCGGCTCCGGTTCAGGGAGTGTCTGGGGCGGTACCCACTGTTGTTTGCGTTGCGCGGATTCCCGGTTTTCGAGTTCACGTGCTAAACGATTCTCAGCCATTTGCGTTCTCCAGCTTAAGTTTCTCACGGGCGTATGCTTCAGGGGTCAAACCAAGGCGTTTAGCTATGGCAGCTTCCGTAGAAGTCAAACGGATCTGACGTGGCGCGGTAGACCGCGTAGCTGGCGCAACAACTGACGACTTGCGGGTCACGGGCCTGTCTTCCCGTTCCTCCGTTTGAGTAAACTCTTCCTCAAATTTCTCTGGGAAGCGTCTCCTCATTGTAGTATCCACCTGTCGGTAGTAGTCGTCGCTGCGTGGATCGACCCCCGACCTGACCAGTTTTTCGTGCAGACCAAGAGCGAGGGCGGTCATCTCCTCATCTGCCCCAAACCAAGTATTTTTCTGGCGCCAAGCTTCTGCTTTGCGGTCAGGCTGTACCTGCTGGGGGGCATACTGTGTCTGTTGTGGTCTAGCTTCTACACTAGTTTCAGTGTCTTGTAAAGTCGGTCTAAACTTTTGATATTCCTTAAGTTTGATCTTGGCGTCCGTCAGGGCTTCCTGAGCGTTTGCAATGAGTTCGGCATCCCCCGACTCGTATGCGCGCTTAAGATGGTCCTTGGCCGTAGCCATTTCGTTGGTAGCAGACTTGGTAACTTCAGCGATTAGCACCTTCTCGCCAGTGCCAAGTCGTTGTTTTAGATGCTTATTCTCTTCATGAATACGCTGGGCAAATACAAGGGCTTCCTCCCTCTCACGGGCGGCGCGCTCCTTCTCCCGGCGCTCGTCGTGCCAGACTTTCTTCATCTGACCAAGACGCTTCTTGACCTTCTCGGAATACTCGTCCAGATCGTCCTTATCCAGTTCCTCCACAATATCTTTTGGCAGTGGGGCCCGGTTACGATCTTCCGGCGGAGTATCGTCTACGACCTCTACTTTAAGGTCATCTTCCTTTGGTGGGGCTTCCTGTTTAACTTCATCAGGAAACTTGAATTCTTCCGTATGAGCCATCTAAATCTCCTTAGCCTGCGCGACGGATACCACGGGGATCATCAACCACCGCTTCAACCGTATCGTCGTTAATGATGCGCCACTCGGTACCATGAATCAGTACGCGAGTACCTGCGTATGCACGGGTGATAATGAAGTCGCCGATCTTGCACCACGGCCCATTCGGGAACCGGGTCTTGTCGGTGTACGCCATATCGCCCATCTTTGCTACGTACAGAACCATAGTGGTCTGCGACTCGACCCGCATGGTCTCGTCCGCTTTAATCAAACCGCTATCGCCATACGTATCTTCGATCTTCGGAACCATGCACAGCAGACGGAACCCAGACGGATCTGGAATCTGCTTTGCCTTACGCTCCGCTTCCTTCTTGGTTTCATCAACCAAAACATTACTCATCATCGTTCTCCCTACGTTTTGCAAGGTCTTTGATTAGATCTTTCGCGTAGTTAAGACCCTGAATAACTCCGCAAAGCCTGTGATACTCATCCGGCGTAGCCCGGCCAGACACAATGCTGCCCGTAGCTCGTTCGCGCTGTTCGTCTAGATGCCTGAGCAAATAGTCAAACGCGGAATTGTCTTCATTCACTCAATTACTCCTTCGTCGCCTGTGGGGGTCTCTGCACTGGGCTTCGCCTGCTCTCGCTGATGCTCAAGCGTCGCCGCGTGTTTCACGATGTCTAGGGCACGGCCAGCCTGCTCGTGCTGCTTATCCGCCCTGTGTTTGGCTACTTGCGCGCCAAGTTTTGCACCTTCGACCCGCTGCTTAGCACTAAGCTCGGTCTTGCGGTGTTCGATCTCCTGCGCCTTAACGGCGGCATCCAGCGCATCCTTCTGCCTCTGGCGGGCAATCTCGGCCTGCTGGATCTGGACTTCCATCTCAAACTGCTGCTGCTTCATCTGCAACTCAGCCTGCTTGTTCTGGGCGTCCATCTGGACTTGCTGCTGTTTGATCTGGACTTCCTGCTGCTTAAGCTGAAGTTCCATCTGCTGCATCTGAAGCACTGGATCCTGTTGCTGCTGGGCAATCTGCTGGGCCTGCGCCTCCTGCATGTCCTTCTGCAACAACTGCGCAGCGGCCTGAGCGGCAAGCTGCGATACCTGAACCTCGACGTTTTCGGGGATGTAGTTCTCGTCATCCGGATCTTCTGTATCCGGCGGCGGAGGCAGCGCGGCCCCAAGCTGCTTCTCAATATCCTTGCGGTACTGGAACGCGATATGCTCCATCAGGTGGGCCTGCAGAGCGCCCATGATGGCCTGAGCCTGCGGGTTCTGCCCAATAGTCTGGGCAAGCTTTGGATCCTGCATCATCGCCATATGCACACCAATATGCGCCTCGTGGTCCTGATACATGAACGCCTTAACCGGCTTGCCAGTCATCACATTCATGTTCTCAGTCACGGGGTCAACCGGACGCATCTCATCCTTCATCGGGATGATCTTGGTAGCGTTCTTGACGCCCAGAGTCTCAATCATCTGCCGGTGCAGGAACTGCAGGTCATAAATCTGCGGAGCCGACTGCGCCAACTGGATCACAGCCTGATACTGGATAACCCGCTGCGCCATAGTGCTGGCGTTGGGGTCCGATACCGGCAACACATCCACGCAGTCATAGTCCGCCCGCTTGGCCCCACGATCCCCCACTTCAGGGTCATAGTCGTAGTCCGCCGGGGTGTTGTCGCGGATGATGATCGCAAGGAGCTTGAACTCCTGCTTCATGGTGTAGTGGATGCGAGCCTGAATAGCCGACATCACCTTCAGCACGCGCTCAAGGATCGCCAGCGTCGTGCCCACCGGGGCCTGCGCCGACATGTCAGACACGTTCAGATCAGCCGTAGCAGCGAACTGCCGACCGTCAGCAACCACCTTATCCATCAGAACCATAAGCGTCTGGCTTGGTTCCTTGTACGGAAGCGGCAGGATGTTGTCGCGGATCGACCCACTAGGCACGTCAACGTCGCGGAACTCGCCCGGAGCGATGGGCGTATCGTCGCCCTTAACACGCAGCCCGCGTGACTTCAGACCGCCCGGAAGATTAGCGAGCGTACCCGCGTCAATAAGCTGACGAAGGAGCGAAGTAGCCGTATGTGTGTGGCCACCGATAAGGTGGATGAGACCAAAATAGTAGAAGCCGAAGCCGGGGATGTAGCCGTAGTGGACAAAGTGCTGGCGACGGTTTTTGAGCGGGTCGTCTTCGAGCCAGTTGCGCCGGATGGCGAGGATCGTGCCGGTGCCTTTTTCGACCGTGACGACGTACGGGAGCGCGATGCCCGTGGGGTTACCTTCTTTATCGACATCTTCGTATCCTTCTAGATCCAGATTGACATGCATCTCAAGTAGCTGGAAACGGTTGTCGATAGAGGTCTGGAAACCCTGCTCGCGGGCCTTTTCCTTCTCAACTTCATCCATGACATGAACCGGATCGCCCAGATCCACGTCCCGGTAGAACCCGGCGACCTGCAACTTGCGCAGTTCATTCTTGGTCTTGCGCATACGATGCGTAATGCGCTCAGCCGTCTCAATGTTTGCCGCACCATACGGCACAACCACATCCTCGGCGGGGATAAACACAGCAACCTGCCGCTCCAGCGACGGGTCGTAATAGATTTTCTTGAACGCATTACCCGACAGGGCCACTGCGATCAGCAGCCGCTCGTGTTCTGGGCGGTACTCCTGCATGCGCTCGGTCAGTTCGTAGTTCATATCCGCTTCAACACGGGTAGCGGACTTCTTTTTCTCCGGCGTTTCCTTGCCGATGATGACCGTACGCACTGGGCCTGCGGCGGGGAAGGTCTCCATAACCATTTCAGACTGGAACTTGACCGCGCTTTCCATCAGCAGGGGGTGAAATACGCCCGATGCGCCCGGCCACGGCTCAGTCCGTGACTCATATTGCAGGCCAAGCAGCTTCAAACCCTTGACATAGATGTCCAACCATTCCTTTCTGGAGGACAAATCGGCGTCATAGTCGCCCAGCAGGTCACCTGCCAGCATCTGAAGCTCGCCTTCTGACATATTTTCAGCCAGATTAGAGTCAAATTCAGGCTCAACCTGCTCTATACTGGCGTCAAAGCCCTCTCCAGAGATATGTATAGCCTCCGGATCAACGATTTCTACGCTGATTGGCTCCGCTTCCGGGAGAGAACCGAGCCCAACCGGGGCCGGGTTAACTGATTTATCCATTGCCATCTAAAATTCCCCTAATAATAACTTTCCATACGCGCCCTAGCGGACCTGAACAGCGGAGGCGGCTCTTTCTCATCACTTGGCAGCTTAATAAAGCCACCCTGACGGAACCGCATCAGTGCTAGGGATGTGGAGTCAACCAAGTCGTCGTTAGTACCGGATGGAAAATCATTACATTCCTCAATGACTTCCCGTGCCCACCGCATGTCCGGGGCCCAGACTATACCCGATGCAAATAAATCTGTTATAGAGTTGACCCGACTGATCTTGTCCTGCCCCTTGCCGGGGGTGAACTCCATAATCGGCAGGCCCATGCGACGCATCTCTTGGTACAGCGCCGCACCGTTGGACTTCTTTTCTACGATGAAGCTGTCGGGCTTCCACTCGTTGTACTCTTCCAGCACCAGCTTCTTGAGGTCTGGGTACTCCATGCGCTTCTTGATGGCGTTGAGCAGGATGACGTTGTGGGATTTAGTCTGCTCATTGAAGAACACACCCCACGTGGTCAGCGCGTTGTAGTCCGAGCGGTTGGTTTTTTCCTGCGCCGCGTCGAGGCTCATGATGATAAAGTCGCAGTGGGGCGGGTCTTCCTTCTCCCATATCTGCCACCACTCTCGCTTGATGAGCGCACCCTCTTCCGAGGTGGGCTGCTGCATGTACTGGGCCTGCCAGTACCGGGGGTCCATACCAGCCTTCTTAGCTAGCAACTCCTCCAACGCCCAGAACTGGGGCCAGAGCGGCTTATCATTCAGAATGGCAGGGAACTCAACGACTTCCCACTCATCGGCGTCGTCGTTCTTGGCCATGTGGTCGATGATCTTACCGGTCAAGTCCAGCTTGCTCCACCGGGTCATGACGACGATGATCGCGCCGCCCGGCATCAGTCGCTGGATCGGACCTGACTGGAACCACTCCCACGCCGGTTCAAACACGTCGGCACGGCCCTGCTTAGCTTCCTGCTCAGAATGTGGATCGTCGATGATAAATAGATCAGCGCCGCGACCAGCGAGAGCGCCACCCACACCAATAGCGAAATACTCACCACCAAAGTTAGTGCCCCAACGGCTCGCAGACTTTGAGTCAGCTTGGAGTTCCACCTTGGAGAATATGTCACGGTACGAGTCACTCCCTACCAAGTTACGAACGCGACGGCCAAAGTTCACCGCCAGATCCGCAGTGTGGGAGGCCATGATGACCTTCTTCTGCGGGTACTTCCCAAGAAACCAAGCCGGGGCTAGGTAAGAAATCATCTCGCTCTTGCCATGACGGGGAGCGATGTTGACGATGACGCGCTTCTTCTTACCCTCTGCGATCTCCTCGAAGATCTTTGCCAGCTTGTGGTGGTGCGGCCCAACCTTGTAGCCGGGGTACACGTACTGGATGAAAGAGAGAAAGTCGTCCTTAGCCACGCCCTGCATAGCAGTTTTATGCGCTTCCGCTATTAGCTCGCCTAGCCTCTGCTGCATCGCAGGTGGCAGTGACGAGAGCCTAGCTTCGACATCACGTAGCAGCTTCGGGTCCATCTTGCTCCGTTGGGGCTATTGGGCTCAGTTCACCATCCGAATCAATATCGCTGAGCGAGGGGATGGGGGTTGGTTCAGATACTTCGGCGTAGTCGCCATCAAAGATCTGTAGGGTCTTCCGGATCTCAGCTTCGATATCCTGCACCGTGCGGTGCGTCACGTTGACATCGACACGCTCTGAGAACGCCCCTACCCCCGTCGTCTTACCTAGCAGTTCTAGTGCCTTGAGGCGGACCTTGGCATCCGGGTCCACCGTTTCCATAATCAACTTGTTGGTAACGTAATTGCGCAGCCTGCTATGCACGTCAAGTACTTCGCGGTCGTACTCGGACAGGATTGCGTCGAGGTGCTTAATGGCACCGGGCGTTAACGATCTGGCAGGGGCGGGCTTCTGCTCGGCCAGCATTTGGTGCGACACAGCACGGTCCTCATCAGAGACGGACACGTCTAGCCCTGAGGCTTCTAGCTCTTCTATTGTGCGCACGAACGCTTTCGCCTTCTCACGAAAGTCGCTTAGCTCTTCTGGCGTCGTATCAACAGGGAACGGAATCCCTACATCTGGTATTGCAACAACCGGCATTGTACCGCCTATGGTGTCGTTGGCGCGGAGTGTACCAGAACTATTTTATAAATCAAATATATACCCGGTGCAATTGGGAGGAGGTTGGGACTCCTAACCGGGGGGTTCCCTATAAACAGGGGGGTGGGGGTGCGAGTTTCAAAAAATGCAGATTATTTGTGTAAATCATAGAGCAGAGCACGCGCAGCGGGGGCCCCAAAAAAAGTTGGGGGGTGCGGGGCCGGTGGGATCGTTCGTAGTCCATACTATTGGCTTTGCCTACTGTAATGGTTACAAACAATTAAACTATTAAACCATTTGGGTGGACAACGATTCACTATGCGCATCGTTCGCGTTACGAACTAATTAAGTGTCCACGCCATGCTGCGCTGCGGGAAAACATCTTAACAATTCTTGACACTTTCAATCCCTGTAATGCTTCCATATGTTGCGACTATGTGCCATTATGTTGGTGCGGTCATATGACCGTGTGATTCGAAACATAAACAGAGGGTTTACAAAATGATCAACGCGAACATTGTTAAAGCCACCCGTGATGCAATTACTTCAACAGTAAAAGCGGAGAACAAATGGATGGATGTCGGCTCGGTCGTCCGGGCTGAATACCATGACGCGGACGCATTGAAGGCGGTCCGGGCCGAATTCCTCGACACCGTTATCGTGCCAGCACTAGGTGATGACGCGGTCCGGGTTATTGCATCCGAGCCGCCACGCAAGGGTAGCAAAGCATACACGGCCGCAACGGGCGCGCAGCAGGCGGCATGGGCTGAGTTGAACGAAGCCAAAGCCACAGTACGCGGCAAAGCGTCCGTGTATTTTGGTCGCGTGATGAAGTATGCATTCCCGCCGATTGCGGGTGAGGATGACGCAGAGGAAAAAGCCACAGCCACCACGCAGGCCAAACTGCTGAAAACGGCCACGGCCATGCTTGCCACCATGCAGAAGGACGAAACACCAGCATACCGCCACGCCAATGCAGTCGCAGCATGTCAGGCCCTGATTGCCGCTCTCACTATTCCAGCGGTCTATGATCAGGACGCCTCGAAGGGTAGCGGTCAGCGCCGAGTCAAGTAAGCGGCACGATTCGATTCGGGGAGAGCTTCGGCTCTCCCCTTTTTTTGGGCGGAACTATCACCGGCAAGGCACAGCAAAATATAAACATCTGTTTACGTTACAGCGTAGCAGGGGCAGGGCCGCACGATGCCGCAATGGGTCTTGTTTCAGATGTTTCAGATGTTTCAGCAGCCTGAAACAAGGTTTTCGCTTGCAAGTGCATGATCTGTTTAGAGTTTTTCTATTTTGTTTTGTTTGTTTCAATGTTTCAGAAAATATTACACGTCTCCCAAAAATGCTTTTTATTAAATTTCAAATGCATATTTTCTGTGTTTGGCTCCCTTTCGCCTTTTTCGGCAAGCGCGTTATTTCCGCTGAAACAACGAAACAAATTCAACGAAGCGCGTAAGTGCATGATTTATATCATGTTGCATCTGCACGCACTTTTGAAACATGGGAAACATCTGAAACAAAGCGCAATCACGTATATCTAGACACGATTTTTTAATTGGTTTTGTGCCAATCACGTATTAACGAGTCTCATTTTTTATTGACATTGACCGCCCAATAGGTTATAATGTCTGTAACAGTTGGAACTCACGCGAAGAAACACCGAATCGTAAACAGATGTTTATAGGAGAATGATGATGAGTAACAAAATGACCGAAGGCGAGAAGCGGTTGTATATCTTTTCTTGGGGATTCCTGACAGCGTGTGTTGTAATTTTCCTACGTTTTTTCTGGGAGATGTGACATGGCATGGTTGAAACGCTTTGTGGATCGCAAGGCACAATGGCGCAAACTGAAGGGCGATGTGCTGCCGCCGCCGGATCGCAGCGTTGCGAGACTGGCACAGATACTGGACGAGCAGAACCGATACATATCCAGAGTAAGTAGGCAACGATAATGCAAACCTTTCTACCATTGGCAAACTACGTGGACACGGCGCGGGTACTAGACTATCGGCGCTTGGGCAAGCAGCGCGTGGAGTGCAAGCAGATACTACTGGCATCCAAAAAAGATGTAGGTGGATGGCGTAACCATCCGGCCACACTCATGTGGCGTGGACACGAGGCTGAACTGTGCGTGTACGGCATGGCTATGTGCGAGGAGTGGCTACGGCGCGGGTACAAGGACAGTCTGCTGCCATTCTTTATCCAGACGCATGATGACCTAGTGTCGGACGGGTGCAGCGAGGAGCCGCCCGCATGGTTGGGTGAGGATGACATCCATGCCAGTCATCGGAGCAATCTGTTGCGCAAGGACGCGCAGTTCTACGGGCGGTACGGATGGCGCGAGCCGGACAATCTGCCTTATGTGTGGCCGGTCTAATAGTAAACACCGTTTATAAATCAGGAGTGCATATGACTACGACAATTCAGAACACGCATTACGAGCGAGCGAAGGCACATTACGAGTCGATCAAGCCGATCAGGGGCAGCGACAATCTGCGACCGACTGGCGACCGACGCAAGCAATGGATGACCATCAGGCAGGACGGTGAGAACTACGTCTATCGCCTGTACAGTACGGACTGCGTGACCTACACACCAACGCAGATTCTCATAGACTCAAACAAATGGGCTACACCCACGACGGCAGACTTTATAACGACGTACACACCCATCAATATGTATTGCGTGAAGCAGTACAAAAAACTGTGGCTCACGGTACGAGTAACGGCAACGTCAGAGGATGTGTGCCTACCAGTCAGCCCCAAAATCATCATTGATGTGGTGGATAACAAACTGGTGCTACGGATGGAGCCGATTCTGGTGCGTACGGTGGATAGGGCAAAGGCAAAGCAGTCACGCTCACGGCTAGATGCATTCATCAAATGGGGCACGACCATGCTCAAGCTGTCGGATGGTTGGCTGTCGATGGAGACACTCCATGAAGCAGGGGCAGCGACCCCGGCACAGCACAGGCACTTGCCAGAGCCGACGATGGCTGACTTACTCGCTGTGCAGGAGCCGGACTACTTGCGGATGTATGTGCAAGTGCTACGGCATTGCAGTATCAGCGACTCGCGGCCATCTAGTACTGGGTACGGCGAGATGGGTATCGGTAAGAGTTCAATGCTCTGGGAGCAGCGTTACACACCGGAAGTATTCAAGCGCAAAGTAATTAGCATCCATGATGCCGATGCAGATATTCACACGGCCAAGACTGTGAAGCCCGGCCCCAAGCCGCTCTGTAACGTCATGTAAAAAGATATGCTTGACAAGGCGTATCTAATAGGTTATAATGTCTGTAACAGTTGGAGATCGGGGACAACCCCGGCGAATAGTAAATAGTGTTTACAAATAGGAGTGCATAAATGAGTGCGATCAATTTCGGCAGCACAATTTCGCTGCAAGAGTTTGCCCACGCTGTTGCCACGGTAGGTAACAAGGTCACGCTGATCGGGCGTGGCGAGATGGGTATCGGTAAGAGTTCAATGCTCAAGGTTATTGCCAAGACGTTGCCAACACATGTACCTGCGTACATTGACTGCACGTTGCTCGATCTAGGTGACTTCGCCCTGCCATTTACTGTGGAGGAGAACGGCATCAAGGTCACACGCTTCGCGCCCAATGCACGATTCCGATTCCATGAGGGCAAGCCGGTCATCATCATGCTAGACGAGATCGGCAAGGCAATGAAGGCTGTCAAGAATGTGCTACTGACTCTCATGCTAGAGCATCGCATCGGGGATCATCATCTGCCAGAGGGTAGCATTGTGTTCGGCACATCTAACCTACTGACCGAGGGACTGGGTGACATCCTCGAAGCGCATGCCCGTAACCGTGTGTGCGAGGTTGTGATCCGCAAGCCACATGCCGGGTTCAATGCAGATGGCAGCGTCGATCCTGATTCGTGGGCGGCGTGGGCATTGGACAACGGTATCGCACCAGAAGTTATTGCGTGGGTGAAGCAGTATCCCCATTGCCTTGCTTCCGGTACTGATCCGAGCCAGAAGGACAACCCGTACATCAACCATCCGGGTGTGAGTGGGCAGGGTGCATGCGTTACGCCACGTACGCTTGAGAAGTCTAGCCACATCGCGCAGCAACGTGCGGTACTGGGTGACGCGCTGACCATTAGCATGTTGGCAGGAACCATCGGCGAGTCTGCGGCGCGTGACATGCAGGCATTCTTTACGGTAGTGGATAAGTTGGCTACGTGGGAATCCATCATCGCAAGTCCAACGACCGCCAAGCTACCGGCTGACGCTGTTGCCAAGTGCATCGCTGTGTTCGGTGCGGTCACACGCATTGAGCGTGACACACTGGGTAAGTGGATGACCTACGTGCAGCGCATGGATAAAGAGTGGCAGGCGTTGTTCGCCAAGTCGGTTATGCGTGGCAACAAGCAGTCCATCTGCGTGACCAACAAAGAGTTCAAGGACTGGGCGTTGGCTAACGAGTGGCTGTTCTAAACAGTGTTTATAAATCAGGAGTGCATATGAGTAAGCTAACAACCGAGCAGCGTGTGCAGAAAGCGCACGTGTGGCTGATGAACAACCCGAAGTATTGCCTGTACTCCGGCATCTTTATGATCGGTAAGACCGAGGTGTGTGATGACATAAGCACAGCGGGTACTGATGGACGCAACACCAAGTACGGTAATGCATTCTGCAGCAAGCTGACTGATGCGGAACTGCGGTTCCTGATCCTGCACGAGAATCTGCACAAGGCATTCAGCCATCTGACTACGTGGAAAGAACTGTGGAAGAAAAATGTGCGCCTCGCCAACAACGCATGCGATTACGTCATCAATCTTATGATCTACGACAGCGACCCGGAGGGTAAGGAAGTAGCATTCCCGAAGATTGGCGGCTGTCTAGATGAGCGGTTCCGTGGCATGGATGCCGGTACGGTATTCCGTATTCTTGAGCAGGAGCAGCGAGGCGGCAAGGGCCGCAGTCGGGAGGGCAGCGAAGGCGGCATGCCACTAGATGCGGATAGCGGAGATGGCGACGAGGGTAGTGAGCCACTAGATGCGCATGACTGGGAAGCCGCTGACAATATGAGCGAGGAGGAGAGGCGCGGCATTGAGCGCGAGATAGATCAGGCATTGCGACAGGGCAAGTTGTTGGCAGAGAAGATGAAAGGCAACGTGCCACGTGAGGTCACTGATGCGCTGACTCCCAAGGTAGATTGGCGCGAGGCACTGCGTGAGTTCATCACATCATATTGTCAGGATAAGGATGAGGCTACGTGGCGGCGTCCCAACCGGCGTTGGATCGGCCAAGATGTTTACATGCCATCGCTCATCGGCGAGAGTGTGGGCCGCATAGTGGTCGGCGTTGACACATCTGGCTCCATCGGTGGCGCGGAGATCAGTCAGTTCTTGGGCGAGATCCGATCTATATGCGAGACGGTACGCCCCGAGGGTATTGACTTAGTGTATTGGGATACGCAAGTATGTCGGCATGAGACTTACGAGCAGGATGCGCTCGACGGGATACTTACTAGCACTAAACCTGCGGGTGGTGGCGGTACTGATCCACGGTGCATACCCAAGTACCTCCGCGATCACCGCATCAAGGCCGAGTGTGCTGTGATCCTCACGGATGGGTGCGTAGGTTCATGGGGTGATGCGTGGCCGTGTCCGACGCTGTGGGGTATCACTACTCCCGGCATCACGGCTGAAGTTGGCAAGTCTATAACGATTCAATAACTTTTTAGGAGTGCAATCATGATTCAGAATAGCTCAGTTATCGTTAACATGAACATCGGCGTGTGGACTGCGCGCAAGATGGATAAGAAAGCAGCAGCGCAAGTTGATGCGACCAACAACACCAAGGTCA